TGTGCGACATTGGCTACGGAGCGCGACAAGTTCGAGAACTACAAGAGGAATTCGGGGAGCGCGTGAAATCGTGCTACTATTCATCTCGGCCACTCACTCCATACGAATACAAACGACGAGACAACAATCGCAATCTCATTTACATGGTCGTCGTGGACCGAACCTCGTATGTCGAGGAAGCGATTGAGGCAATCAAGAATCAAGAGCATTCGCTCCCTTGGGCTGACCAATCCCTTGAGTGGGTCTTGAATGAATGGACCTCACTCAACTCATCAGCCGAGATGGATGAGTCGTCGAATAAACCCATTCGGGGTCAGCGTTTGACGAAGTATGGGCGAGATGATGACGACCACGCATTTCACGCTCTCGTGTATGCGCGTATAGCGGCGGATTTTGCCGACGAAGGTGAAGGCTTCGAAATCAGAACTTTCGGCGGTTAGCAAATAAACCCCCGTTCACAGCGGTTCAAACATGGCGAAGTCGTCGTTCACGGACTATCTAATGTCCTTTGTTGCTGTCCCTCTTACTATTGCATGGCTCACTTTCGCGTGCTATGTGATATACAAAGGACTCAACGACACGACGGGCTTGATTCAAGAAAACCTCGATTTCTATGTGGCGCTAATCGCCATCATCGGGGGACCCGCGCTACTATTCATCAACTCCATTTTAGAAATGTGGAAGTCAGAACAGACTACACAACAACAGGTATTGCCAATGCGCCTTGAGTTAGAGATAGAACAAGCACGGGCAGAAAACGCTTCACGCATATTGAAGGCTGAGTCGGACCAAAGACACCGCCAGATGATTGAAGAAAGAGAGCAGGCTCACAAACATGGGTCAAAGGTGAAGACACCCAAAGCGTGATAAACAGAAACAATGAGGAATAGACATGGAAATATACGGAGTTCAATTGGAACTATGGGTCGCTTTACTCGGTGCTGTCTTGGCACTGACGGTTTGGGGATTGAAACAATACAAGAAAGTTATGGCAGATGGTAAGGTCAGTATCGACGAAGTAATCGACACTCTAACGGGTGCGGAATCGCTTGTTGATGATGTGGCCGAGAAGGCGGAAACAGTTCACGCGGCTATGAAGAAAGCCGAACTCGTTGCTCTATGCAAGGAGGCTGGACTTCCTACATCGGGAACAAAGGCAGAACTTGTCGCACGACTCGCTGAGGCTGAGGCTGAGGCGGGTGACTCCGAGTGACCTCGGATTTAGAAGCCGAAGTTGCGGCACTCAAGATTGAGATTAACACGCTGGCGACTAATCATATCGCCCATGTCCAAGAAGACATTAACGAAATCAAACTTGATATTGCCATAATGAACGAACGAGTAAAGGCGCTGGAAGTATTCAATTCCGACATTAAGGATTTTCTCAAGATGCACACATCGAAGTTCACCGGGTATATGCTGGCTATTGTAATGGCTGGACTCGGTATCTCAACGCAGATGTGATTAGGAAGGGTGAAGAACCAACCCGTATCTCAATGAATCAATGGCGGAGCGTTCGCGTGGATTCTGGGACCGGTTCAGTCGAAGAAGGGCTGACCCAGCAGATGTTCAGAAACTCAATCAAGTTTTGAATGCGAACTCATTAGATTGGGACGGAAAGGACCTCGCTTCTCTTTCTAAAATTCAAGCATCGACAAATCGAGTTTCGTCACGAGGCGGCGCAATCACGCCTGTTGATTACAGCCTATTGAGAACAATAGCCAACAAATCTGAGGTCGTAAATGCGATTCTTCGCAGGGCTGTCGATGATACACTTTCGAACGGTTATCGGTTCAAACTTGCAGAAGGCAAGGAAACCGGGGACCCATCTCAGTTAGAAAAGGCTCGACAATTTTTCAAGAGGCCAAACCCGGACGACATGGGCGACGAATGGTTGGAGACTATGCTCTTCGACCTCATCTTATTCGGCGACGCTTACTTGGAACTTGATGGAAGCGAGGACAGTGCCGGAGGAATCAGCGATGAAGATTGGAACTTCGGAGGCAAACTTGTCGGGATTTGGCCCATCGAAGCAGACACGATGAAGATACTTCCGAACCGCCAACTACCCGAAGCGCCAGAAATGGCGTATATCCAATCCATCAACAAGAAGACTCGCCGGTTCTCCCGCGACAAAGTTCTCCATATTGCGAAGTTCAAACAGGGAAGAGGCTACGGCTCATCTCCGCTCATTCCTCTCCTTGAGGTAATCACAGGGCAACTGAACCTATCCAACTATCTCAACGCGCTTTACACAGGCACGCTTCCGAAGACCATTCTGAATGTTGGAGATATTTCCAATGCTGAGATGAAGGCTATGCTTGGACTCATCGAGCAACAACTCGCTGGCGGTCAATCGCCATTCGGCTTGATTGCGATTAACGGTGGTTCCGGATTCAATATGCACAGGCTCATTGACTCAACGAGAGAAGGGGCGCAATTGGATTTGCTCTATTACTACCGTGAAGAAATATGCGCGGTGTTCGGTATTCCCCCGATGAAACTTGGATGGGTCCAGACAGGAAAACTTGCCAACCCGGAACAACAGTTAGACTCGTGGTATGATGTGGTCGAATCCTATCATCACAGGGTATCGACAGTAATCAACAACAACATTCTTCCTTTGCTGGATATATCAGATTGGGAATTCGAATTCATCAGCATACGACCCAAGCAAGATGCCGCCCGCGCTGAAACTTTCAACAATAACTCCAATGCGATTTCGACTCTTCGCCAAGAGGCGACAATCAGCATCAACGAGGCTCGTTCGATTCTCGGACTTGAGCGAATAGAATCTGACGAAGCAGATGACCCATTCTTCATCTCGCCCGCACTCCAAATCAACCAACCCGACGCTTTCGATGACGAACCATCAGTCGATGATGAACCCGAGGAAGATGCCGACGAAAACTTGGAACCAGAAGAACCAGAATTGGGATTGCTCAACCTATTCCCGTCAATAGGCATACCACAAGACGCAGGGCAAGGCGCGGGAGAATCGCCGTGGTTCGAAGAAGTGGAAGTGGAACTTTCAGATGAGGACCGACTCATCGTGATGAATAAGCGCACGACTGACGCTGACGAATTTCTGGAAATAGAAGACACTCGTTCAGACCAAATGATAGAGATGTTCGCCGAATCCCAACAAGCGTTTTCTGACGAATTGATGAAAGCGCTCGATGGACGGTTCCGCAACAACGAGGTCATCGCGTCAAAGGACCTCAACGCAGGCGATTTGTCGTGGGCTGTGGATATGCTGGATTCAAACTTGGAGACTCTAATGGATGCGAACTTGGCTATCGCTGGGGTCGAGACTATGGGTGCATATCAGCAAACCCTTGGTGTGATGAACGCTGGCACAGCAACAACGATAGCATTCGGAGCCACTGACGCCGCTGTCCTATCGTTCTGGCAACGCCGATGGGTCCTACCCGCACTACGCAACACACTCAATGGGTTCCGTGAAAGAATCATTGGCGTCTTCTCCACTATGGCTACAACCGGTCGCTCATGGAAGTGGGCATCAGCAGAAATGCGCAGGCTCATTGACCCGTCGGGCGACAAATATCCAAAGGGCTACTACGACCGAATCGCACGAACTGAGATTCGACGGTGCGTCGAGACAGCACACATCTCCGGGTTATCGAAGACCGGGATAAAATACACTCAGCGCCTTGTCGAAGTTGATACTCAGACAGACAAGGACCTTTGCCTCCCATTCGGAGATGCGAAGTATCGAATCAAAGATGCGGCGGGAGTTCTCCCGGCTCACCCCAATTGCCGTTGCACGATGGTCGGCTTCATACCCGAAGCGGACTTCGATGTAATTCAGAATCCAATCAAGCCAGACATTCCTCAACCAACGAAGATGGTCACGAAGAAAACACCGACACGAGCCCAACTTACACCGGGTAAAGGTGTGAGGGACGCCTGCCGAACAGGACTCAAACTTCACGAAGAAGGATTGAGCGGGTCCGGTTTGGAAGGTGCGACTGTGCGAGAAGCAAATGCAATTGTTCGCGGAACTCCAATCACAATCGCCAAGGCAAAGAAGATGATTCGATGGTGGGGAAGGAACGCGAGGTTCCTCGATGAAGAGAAAGATAGCCCAGCATGGGTCGCCGCACTTCTATGGGGAGGACGACCCGGACTATCGTGGTCTAAGGCCCTACGCAGAACATTCGAAGCCGAGGAAGACTGATGGCCGCACCTGTCGCTGGTTTGCTGAAACTGTTCGTCAGAAGTGGCGGGAAGAACCCCGGGACAATGGCCAAGGCTCTCAATAAGAAGGGAGTGAAGATTAAGAAAAAAATGAGAAAGCCGCTTCTCATCATCGCTGTTCAGATTCTCCAAAAGGCATCAGCCAACTGCCCGGTTCAGACGGGCGCACTACGCGCAAGCGGCAGAATTCAAGTCGCTGGTAGCATCACTATGGATAGGGGAGTCAATTCCTATGCCATTGTGTTCGGAGGCGGCGGGACCGGAGTCGATTATGCGAGAGCAGTCGAATACACATCGAAGGCATATCTCCGTCCAGCCGTTGCGTCGGTCAAGAACTCCCCGGGAACAAAGGGTGCGTTCATTAAGGTGATGAACGACACATGGAAAGGATGAGGCGCAAGAAGATAGCGTGCAAACTTTGTTCTCGCAAGTTTCTTCCACCGAAGGGATTTGCGTTAGTGACCTGTAATGATTGCAGGGAGAAGATGTTGGACGAGGCGCGAAAAGCGAATAAACTGCGGCGCAGAAGAAAGAAGTAATGCCAAGGAACTTTCGTCGTTGTAATGTGAATCGTTTCTCGATGACGGTTCCGAACATAGCCGCTATCAACACAGGCGTCACTGTCTCCCCAATTGACTACATGAACAACTATCATGCCTATCTCAAAGGAGACACGCTGAACTCTCGGACAGCGATTGGTTCTGGTAAGGAAATGAATGCAGTCGCCGCTGGCTT